TCAACAAAGATACCATCGCTAAGAAGGAACCCTTGTTCTGCTGTGTGTTCGTCTGGGAGGTGCTTGAGAATATCATGATGCCTACAGGGCGCGGGGAGTGCCCAGATGATGCCATGTTTGTCTTTTACTGCTGCTGCCAATACTTGTCGCATTTCATAGTTCCAATTTAGATGTTTTTCCAGATGCATAAAGCGTAAAACTACTTTTCAAGTATGGCACTAAAACGAAAGGAAGTCCACCGATATTTCCAGTCTTTTTACCAGCACTGGGTTCAACATTCATCTTTTCCATATCAGCTTGAGTTAGCAATAGTGCTACTGGTAACTCGTCGGGTACTTCTGGTGTTTTCTTTACAGCTTCTATAAATTGCTCAAATTTTGTTTTCATTAAAACCCCCTAAAATGGTTTTATGTGGTGTGCGAATAGAAGTATGCCAGTCACTAGTGCTTGCCATACAATGACAGCCATCACCGGCCATTTTAGAAAGTTCCATACTTCGATGAAGAAGGTTTTCATTGGCCAGAACTGATGGCATCCGCAATTACGCTGTAAAACTCACCCATGAATTGTGAGTGCTTCAATGACATTCCGGAATCAATTCTGGAATTGGTGCTAGTTGCTCCAATTGCAGCTTCAAGCATTAGCATTTCTTCATCGGACAGAACAATAGTATGAGTTCGAACAGTCTTGACTTGCATATATGATCCTTACTTTTTACTTGCACTAGAATTAAAAAGCAACAGTAAAACAAATGCTGCCGCCCATTCACTCATACCATATGTTACGCCAGCGAGGGGAAACAATGTTTGCAATGACCAAATCAATAGAAATGGAAAACAAAGAACTACAACAACTGCTAGAGTAAAAATCAAAAACTTGGTCATGTCAATCCTTGTTAACAGAAAAACAAAGTTCACTAAGATCACAGATCGATGATTCAATCAGTGCATGTTGATGGCGAGTGAGTGATGGATTACTATCTCGCAGTTCAATAAGATTACACCATGTATTATACGCGATATTTGCTACATCACTAACACTCTTTTGACCAATTGCTTCTTCAACAACATTAAATACTTCTGAATACATTGTATAACTATCTTCCATTCCACCACTCATCATAATCTCCTATTTGATATCGTTCGAATGATCTGCTACTGTTTTGTCTGTTCTTTGTTCAATAAACACTGGTAAGAAGAGACTATGATTCCCGGTTTTTTTGTCGGTAATTCTGGCGTTGTATTTAATCGCGACAATACTTCCAATGCAGGAATCCAGTGTAATCCTATCACGATCAGCATCAGTAAAGCCCGTGCCAACATTGACTTTGATAACACCATCAGAAGAGCTAAGAACCAAAGCACCAAGGCGTCCAGCATATTTACCAGTCCCTTCTTCCCAACCAACAACTTCAAGATCACATTCTAATTCACCTTTGAACTTAATTTGGTTTTTAGATCGTTTATTTTCCCAAATCATATTTTTGGGCTTGACAATCGTACCTTCAAGACCTTGATCCAGATATGACTGAAAATGTTCCTTTATTTCGTCAATCGAGTTTACAACCTTTGTCCTTACAGTATTGACTCGATCATTTGACACATGCATTACTCGCGATGTCATCATCCGAAGTCTGTCTTCATATGGAGTATTATCAACACCCAAAATGAAAGAGTCGTAATCGATTTCATCCCACAACACAGCACATACCATTTCCGATTCTTCTTTTGAAATGGTGCCCTTGACAGCTTTGTTCAGAATACCATTTCCAGTCTTCCTGTCAAGGTATTTTCCATCTTTACCACGAATCAGCAACTCACCATCAAAAACGATATTCTTCCCATTAGCCATTTCAATAAACGGTATTGCAAATGACGGATCGATAATCTGGATTTCTTTGCCATTCCTTGACCGATATTCAACGACGCCATTAATAACAACAGCATTGAATCGCATACCATCAAGCTTTTCTTGGCTATACGCAGGAAACTTAATCTTATCTACAAGCTTCTGTTCAAATGGTGACGCCAACATGACTGGATATTCTGGAATCAGATTTTTCCAAATCTTGTTCACAGTAGCCACTGACACACCACAATCTAGGTCTTTCTGAATGATACGTTCGATAACCTTTGCATCACTAGCAGAAACTGCTTCAAGGATTTTAGTAAGATGTTCAATTGCAGCATTACCCGTAATTTCACGAGAAGACAATGACTCAAGTGAATTCAATGCCCATACAAGGTTTGCATATACAATACCAGAATTATATTCTGGAATCTTACGAATGTAAAATTGTGTAAACGGGTCCAGTGCCATCTTGATAACACGAACCAATAACTCATTGTCTTTCTCATGTTTAAGAACATCTTCCTTAAACAGACGAGAATTATTCATCTTCAGCGTTTCAAAAATAGAATTGATCATCGTGTAACTTTTCCAGTCGAAAGTTCGGTAACTTTGAGGTTATTAACACCCTTATTCTTCAGGGTATTAACATGCATGTCAACTGCATCGGCAGTAGTGTTGAAATTTTGTTCAATGTGTGACTGAAACACTTTGTTGTATTGCGTCCAAGAAATGTTGTGCGTGTACATCTGTATCTCCAAGCGGTGACTGTTTATAGATAATAAATTACAAACTAAACAATGTCAACTGTTTTCTTCATCATCACCATCATCTTCTATTAGAGTCAGAACACCCTGTTCTTCTAACAGAATTAACGTATCAAACACACCATCCTGATAACCAGCTTTAAAACACAACCAAGCAGCGATTGGGATTGCAATAACAATAAGAATTTCAAGTGTTGTCATTTGGTTCCTTATATGGTACTACACATGGTAGCCATTTATAGATTTTCATTAATAATGCCTTTTTAGTTATTGACCAATCGACATTTTTGTATGCCTTCCTATACATAGAAAGCGTTCTACTCTTTTTGATCTTCCTTGGCGTTTTCAATAGTTCAACTGACCTATCATACCCGTAATAGTAAATCATTTCAAGTGCTATATCATGAGCATATGCCTCAACTTCATCGTATGAGCTAAGGTAATTTCTCTCTTCTCCCTTTTCATATGATTCACTGTAGTATCTATACTGCTTGTAGAAACTGTAATCCCGTTGAAAGTTCTGGTAGTGATGAATCAATTCATGTTTGATTGTCTGTGATAATAAGAAAACCAAAGACGGCCACATGTCGGGAATGTCAACAAGAACCGTCTTTGGGTTAATCGATAACTGTATCTCAATTGATTTATAATCTTCTGGTGTATATAAACCACCAATAAACATATGATCAATTTCAATATCAGGATTGAATGCAACAACGAATTTCATTTCACCACCAAACATCACATTCAGATGTTGACAAACGATGAATGGTGATTGGTGACGATTCAACAGAACCCTATTGTTATATAAGATTCTGTTGACATCATCAAACATTTATTCCACTAACTTTCTTGAATTTTGAACGAGGGGTGAATGTAATTGATTCATCATCTTCTGGAATACCAGCATCAGACATATCTTTTTGCATTTTAATATCCAAATCATATAGCTTCATTTTAGATCGATCAATACCAACTAGGAATCTTTTGAATGTATTTGGGTCACCAAATCGATTCTTTAATTGTTTGAACATAATCTGCCCATTTGCATCTAGTTCTTCTGTGCCGATGATCGCCAAGAACAAATCAACTGTATGAACAATACCCATACTTTCAGAAGTATCTGTCATTTCCACATCTGAATTGTTGTAACCACTTCTGGTAACCTGTGTGGCAGAAACAATAGGTAAATCAAATTCAACTGCCATACCTCTCAATTCTTCGGCAATTGACTTGACAAGTGTATATGAATTAACAGATGAACTTGCCTTGTATCTAGATGATGCACAAATATTCAGGTAATCGATGTATATGATATCTGGCTTGAATGACTTCTTCATTTCCAATTCATTCAACAATGACCTGAAATGACCAGCATGAGCACCAGCAGTCGGATATTCCTTGATGATCAACTTACCATTGGTTTTTTCCTTGATCCTATCCATCCTGTTAGTGAAAATCTGTTGAGGTAAATTCGCCAAATCGATGACTGGTATGTTCATCATATTAGCGTCTATACGCTCTGCAATTCTCTCTTCTGCCATTTCCATAGTGATGTACATGACGTTCTTACCAGCGGCCAGATTAGCAGCAGCCATGTGGCACATTGCCAAGCTCTTACCACCACCAGACGAACTCATTAGAACAGTTAGAGTCTTGTTTGGTAATCCACCATTAGTAATCTTGTTCAGAATGTCAATGTCAAATGGTATTCTAGATGTTATTTCATGGTAGAACTCCCATCGAGATATAGAATTTTCGATATAATCATGACCAATATTTGTGTCAAAACATACTGCTAAAGCTTCTTGTAGGATTGTCGGTATTGCGTCTTGTGATACCGTATTCTCTTTACCATCAATAATCTGAATCGATTTCAGAATGGCATTATAAACAGCTTTATCTTTGCAGAATTTTTCTGTTTGATCATAAAGCCAGTCGAAGTTGATTGGTTCATACCTCTCAACTTCATCAAGAACAACCTCAATCGACTTGAATAGATGTTCTGGGCATTCACTATTGCCAATCTGAATCTTGATCGCATCTAGTGAAGGACATTGGTTGTACTTATTGATAAATGATTCAATCTCATTAAATACAACCTTGTCTGGTTCGCTATGAAAATAATCTTCCTTAAGAAATGGGAATACCTTCCTCATGAATGTCTCGTTGAACATCAGGTTCTTCAGTATCACCGTTTCTAATCGTTCCATTTTTTTCCTCTAATGCGCCCATTATTACGTCGTTCAGAATCCATCCAATTACTTCATTAAATCGTATTAGCTTATCACCTTCATATGGGAATGGGGGGTCTAATACATCATAATCAAAAGTAACGTGGATATTTCCATTCTCATCTTCATCATCGCCGAAAGAAATTGCCCCATATTTGAATATAGTGTCTTCGAATTCACCAGAGTTAATATGAATTCCCCAATGATCCGATTCAAGTTCTCCGGTATCTACTAATGTATATTTAACATCACTCATTTTCTAATTCCTTATAAGCAGCATCAATGTCTTCATTTGATGCTAGTTGGTTCCTACCAAGTTGATAGTTCTTTTTGATATACTCGTTAAATGATGGTTGTACCAGAATCATATCCCAGAAATCACCAGTAACGGTATCCTTGATTCGATACTTCTTTTCTTCTACTTCGCCAGTTTCAAAATCAACCCTAGAGTACCATCCATTACTGGGTTTGACAACATGACCAGATTCCAGTGCGATTTCAAGAAGACCGGAATACTTCATGATACCAGCCTCATATGTAACGGTGAATGGTAACTTTGCCTTCTCGCGAACGAATCGTGACTTTTCAATATTGATTGTGAAGTTATAGCCGACTAGTTCTGTACCATCCTTTTCCTGTGACTTTGAGATAACAAAGATTTGATTTGCGGAATAAGTCACCGCAGTTCCACCCGGAATTACAGTTTTACTATATAATTCCATCGTTGAATATACGTGATTAACAACTATACATGGAATGTCCTTCATAGTCAAGTGTGGTGTAATAATACGCAGAAGTGATCTGATTGCTTTTGCTCGTGTCATATCTGATACAGATTTTTCCTCAATCGCATCTTCAATTTCTTTCTTGCTGGCTAATGCACCAAGGGAATCAACGAAAATGAAAATCTTATCCCCGCGTTTAACTTCTTCTAGTCGTTTAACGATATCAAACTTTAATTGTTCAACATGCTCAATTGGAATGTGCAATACTCGATCAGTATCAATACCATTGACTTTTAGATAATCTGGTGTTACACCAAATTCTGAGTCATAAAATAGACAGACAGAATCTTTATACTTTTCCATATATGCTTTCATGCAATATAGACCAAGTAGAGTTTTGAAGCTCTTTGATTGTCCTGCTAGAATTGTCAATCCGGGAACCAAACCACCATGTAGTTCACCCGAAAATGCAATATTAAGAATTGGTAAGTCTGTTGTAATTACATCCTTTGCCGTGAAGAATGCTGAATCTGTTAGAATTTCAGCTTGTTTGATTGTCCCTGCTTTCGACATACGTTCTAATAAACTACTCATGTGTTACCTTCCTTTGCTGATTGATATAAGGGAGCTACCCCAACATTTACTTATTACTCAAATAGACTGTCTAGTGTTGGTTGTTCTTTTGTTGTCCAGCCAACAGGACCGATAATACCCTTGATTGGTTCAAGATAAGTCTTACTGAACATCAAGTCATAATCAATAATCTTGTCCAACCCAAATTCCTTCGGTAACTTTGAATTGAACGCGATTACATTTTCGTGGAATTTGTTTGGTGTCTTGATGTAAATGAACTTTATCTTTTCACCTTCCCTGATATATTCATATCGTTTGTCAATCCCGTATTCCTTTACATAATGGTTATACAATAGGGAAGCCCTGACGTGCATTGGGCAACCTTTCTTGTAAATATCGGAAGAAGAACTATATGCTTGTAGATTATTAGCACCTCTAGGAAATGCAATTTCTTCAGGTGATAGATTATAAAACTCTTTTTCACATTTGTCAACAAACTTCCTAAACTCATTCTCGTTGGTAGTCAATACATATTCAACAGACTTTTTCAACATTTCACGAACTTTTGTTGGTGTTGAACTACGTACAATTTCCAGTCCTTTGATCTTAAGCTTAGGTTTTTCGTAACGAACACCTTCACTCGAATATACGTGTAACGCATATCGTTTCTTGGCAACGAAAACACCACGATCAGCCACAACTTCTAACTTGAAGACAAGCAAATCTTTATTCCAATTGAGAGAATCTGCTAGATCATTCAGACTGCTATTCAGTTGAGGTACAAGCCTGTCAGCACAAGCTTTCTCTAGGAAAGTAGCTTGTTGATCCTTCGTCTTATCCTTGGCATATTTTTGAACTACGTCGTTCATATTGATATATAAAGAATTATGTACTAATATGTCATTTGCAAAAAAATTGTGATTGTCCGAAACCTCAATATCATAAACATCCAGATCAACTTCACCCAGACATTCAACTCTAAAATTGTTTGTCTCTATATAATTCATTGTATATTCTTTCTAATGTCAGTGTTGGGTCATTTTTGTAGTCAGATTCCCACACAATTATAAGATGAAACCCAGAATTAATCAACAACCGATTTTTTTCCATGTCAGCATCCCATATATCTTTTGCTATTATTTTTTTGCCTCTAAATTTGAATTCTTCTGTCGGCATATAATTTTTAGGATTTGCATGCCAGTAATCACCATTGTATTCAATTGCAACCATATTAACGGTATCAACAAAATCATACTTCTTGAATGTGTTTTTAAACATTTTTCCATATTCTGAGTTTTTTGAGAAATAACGAACCCCAGAAGTATCTATTTTTTTATCAATTAATAATTGTTCTAAATCATAAAATAATTGTTGTGATGATTTAGAAAAATAACCACCAATTTTAATATTCTGCACAAATTCGTTATATTTTAATATCCCATCTTCACCATAACGAAGTAAAAATCCTTCCAATGTATTTGCCTTCTTTTTATTCAAATCTTCATATATTTTTTTACCCTCAATCTCCCCATATTTTTCTTTAAAATACTTTAGAGAACATCCCGCATCTTTTTGTTTTTCTATGTAAGAATTCCAAATTTTCAACCCTTCTTTTTCACCATGTTTTTGTATACAATTTTCTAAAGTTACTGCTCTATTTTTGTTATATTCATCGAATTGTTCTGGCGTAATCCCATATTTTTTGTTTTTATATTCAAAGGTATTTGTATAAGCTTGTTTCTCCCGATATTCATCCCATTTCTTTTTTCCAATGATTTTTCCATATTTCAAAATCATTTTTTCAAATGTCACCCCCTTCGATGGCAATGATTTTAGCTTAATATACCTGTCCAATAAGTTATCTAAATTATCACCTTCTAAAAAATTAACAAAAAGGCGTCTCATATATTTTCTGATTTTTTCAATACTAAGATACTCAAATAAAGGTATAAAACAATTAACTTGATATTCTGTCAATTCATGTCTAATTGATAATATTTTGAGTAAATCTTCTTTGGTTTGTTTCATATCATTCGATACCGATTGTTGTGTTTAATATATTTATAATTTTATCTTTATTAACATCCAAATCGCCCGGTTTCACGCTAATATACCTACCATTTCTTTTTACAATTACAGAATGGTCTTCTGTAACTATTACAGATTTATCATTCAGGTGGATTTTATACATTTTCTTCTTAACGCGATGTTTCATTACATATCGAATCTCTTTCGACTCTATGGTTTTTGTTTCTATGTTAAAAGACAATGTTTTAATATCATTTACGGGTTTAACATATGACCGATTAAAGTCGTCTGAGTAGCAAGTTTCCTGAAATTTTAGAAACAATTCATCTATTCTACATTTTGATCCATTGACATAAACTAAACTATCACCAGTTACCGAATCCGTATCCATAGCGATTACTCTATCAGATTCAGTGCCGATCAATTTATCTAACATCCTATTGGCATTTACTTCTGCCGTTTGAATGACTAGCTGACCGGTCTTTGTAATACCTTCTGCAATTCGATGGTCGAAGAATCTAAATCCACGATTGGCGGTTGCACCATATGCCGAATTCAATAATGTTTTTGTTGCATTCTGCAATGAATCCTTGGTACTGATCAGTGCTTCTAGTTCTTCGATTCTTTCTTTTGATGCAGTGGAACGCTCTTGTTCTAATTGTGCCTCATATTGAAGCATCAGTTTCTTTTCTTTCTTACGCATGTTATAGAAGCTACGCATAAGATCAGAAAGGAACCCGGTCTTTGTCATATCAAATCTTGCACCATTACCAGCAAGAGAATAACCATCACGAACGCTATTGTAATTACCCGACAATAGATCATCTACCGTGATATCAGCCATCTTGGTATCAAGAGTCTCTGGACTCATGTTTAATGCCATGATAATGTGAGGATACAGACTGTTCAAGTCATATGAAACAACCCAGTCATACATACCGGGAGTTGGTTCTTTGACGTGAGCACCTTCAATACTACCATCACCATCGGTATATTTCATGTTTGGTACAATGACATTCTTATAACGTAGATAGTTATAGATAATCGTGTCCCAACTACGAACTGGACTGAATACGTCCTGATAGTTGATTTTGGCTGTATATGCCATTGATACTGCCAGTCGCAGCAAACTACGTTTGTTTTCTAATCGCGCGACAAGTGCTACGTCATGTACGTTGTAATCAACGCCAACGTTGTAGCACTCTTGATCGGCAAGCTTAGTAACCTTGTTCTTCAATGCCTGTAGCTCTTCCAGCGTCATTGAAGATAGGTCTAGTGTTTCTAGTTCTTGAAGTTCAAGCATTGTTTCTTCTGTTGATTTCCTCATTGATTTTGTCTTTCATTTTACACCACCTCTCGAATGGTGCTAGTTCTTCTACTGGTGTCTTAGGATTAACAACGACATCCTTCGACCCGTACAATAGCCTAAATGTGCCTTGGATGCTATCGAAATCAAGCTTGTTCTCGTTAAGCTCAACATGACATACAGTATCTAGCTTGTAGTTCTCTTGTGGCGTCATAGCGAACTTCTTGTACAGTGCTAGATAATCGAGCGTGGCGATGCCAACAAATTCAACGACTAACTTTTGCTGACCATTGAATTCTCGTTCTACCTCTTCAACTTGATTGAATGGAGATAGTTTGTTTGCCCATGTTTCACCGCATACACGTACAATACGCCGATACATGTATGGTATGTCGAAGTCTTCAATGTTCCACCCGGTAATTACATCTGGGTAGTTATGCGACCAATGAGAAATGAATCTCTGAAGCATCTCTTCTTCCGACTCATGACTA